CTGTTGTACCAGGATGAACTGTATTGACCTGAGAGTCAATAACAACATTCATTCCAGCAAACTGACCGATGCTTGTTTCATTAACACCGACACCGCCACCACCCCAAGTTACTGCACCACCAGTTGTGAGAGCAGATGTTGAGAATGTAAGCATACCAACTTGATATAAGTAGTAAGCAACAGATGGGTGAACAACTAAAGTATCTAACTCATCTCCTCTTGTTCCAAGAAGTGATCTTCCTCTTGCAACAGTAGAAGCTGTTAAGAAGTTATCAGTATCAGCACCAGAAGCAGCACCCTTAGATAAATCTAGGGAGTTTGCACCTAATGGCCCAAATGAAGATCCAAACAAACCATCTAACAAGCTGAATAATCTTGCTGAGTTTAATTTGTTAATAGCATCTGCAATTTGGTTTCTGATATGACCCATTGGATCTTCACCAGCAGCCAATACAGC